TCAGTGCCAGCCCCTATCGGATGGGTTATCAGCTGATTAACCGAGTGCGTGGTCTCATCCAGCCGTATTCAAGTCCAGCATCACTGGTGGGCTAATGGCAGCGATCTCTACCCTACGTGGCACACTAGCAACAGCTTTAACAAACAATGGCGTATGGTCAACCTTTGCATTCCCACCAGCAACTTTGCTCGCAAACAGCGTGGTGGTCACACCCTCAGATCCCTACATCGTGCCAAATAATAATAGCCAAACAGGTATAGCACCCCTGGCTAATTTCAAAATTTTAATAACCACACCTGCATTTGACAATCAAGGCAACCTATTAGGCATAGAGAATTTTATTGTGGCAGTAGTAACTAAACTAGCGGCATCGACCCTGGTTTACAACATATCAAGTGTCTCCGCTCCAGCTATAACCAATGCAGCTAGTGGAGATTTATTAACATCAGAAATAACTGTATCAATCCTAACGAGCTGGAGTTAAAATGAGCACATCAGAAGACTTAGCCTTCTTAATAAAGACAGGCCAGATCAAAGAAGCACCAAAACCAACTGCACAAACAAAGAAAGATGAGGAATAACAATGGCAATCTATTTAAATAATAACGTTGGTGTTAAGTTGGCTACCGCTGCTGCACCTACAGTACCTTCAGTTGATATCAGCGCATTCGTTACAAACGCTGTAATCAATCAGATTGTAGATGAACTGGAAGTCACAAGTATGGGAGATCAGGCACATCGATTTGTGGCTGGTTTGCAATCAGGCACATTCCAATTAGACGTAATCAACGACTGGGCAGCAAACCAAATTAACGACACGCTTAGAGGCGCATTTGGTCTAACATTAGCAGTATCAGTAATTACTGTTAAGGGCACTGTTGTATCAGCCACCAACCCAAGTTACCAATTTTCAATTTTGGTCAACAACCTAACCCCAATAGGTCAAGGCGGCGTTTCAGAAATTGCCACGTCAAGTCTGTCCTTTACTGTAAACTCCGCAATAACAGTGTCATCATCGGTGGCATTCTAACTAAGGAGTAGTAATGGCAAAGCTAAAGATAACAAGGGCTAATGGTGAAGTATCAGAGCATAAGATAACACCAGGTGTCGAAGTAGCTTTCGAGTTAAAAAGAGGTATGGGAATTAGCAAAGCCTTGCGTGAAGATGAAAAGCAGTCAGATATATTCTGGTTGGCTTGGGAATGTTTACGCAGGGCTGGTGGCCAGGTATCTCTATCGTTTGATGAGTTTATTGACAGCTTAGATACTGTCGAGGTATTAGACGAAGAAAAAAAATAACTGAGCGGTCTTCAATCCTTTACAGCATCGCACAGCTGAGCGTAGAGACTGGGATACCGCCTAGAGAGTTTATTAATATGGATAGCGAAATGTATGCCGCAATCATACAAGTGCTAACCGACAGAGCTAAGGAGATCCGAAATGCCAGTCGTAGTAAACGGCGTTAAGCAACTCCAGAAGGCTATGAGAGAAGTAGAGCCAGAGCTTAATAAACAGATGGCTAAAGATATTAAGACAGCGATGCTTACTGTTCGAGATACAGCACGTGGTTATTTACCACGCCAAGATGAAGTATTAAGCGGCTGGGGTAAGGGCACTGCCTCAGCTGAAACAATTAAATTTAGAGCATTCCCAGCATACGATTATTCTTTAGCAAGATCTCTAATTAAATACAACGCTGGCACAAATAGGCGCAATCGCAATGGTTTTGCAGCAGCATTCTACGTAGCAAACATATCAGCACCTGGGGCAATCTTTGAAACTGCTGGCCGTAAAAACCGCAGAGGCTCATCTGACTCTGAAAGTCTTAACCCTAATGCTGGCATCCAGTTTATAGAATCTGCTGAATCAATTAGCAAGATGAAAGGCGAAGGCAAACAGCGAGGTCGGTTAATTTACAGAATCTAACAAGGTTATCCCTGCCGTGGTCTCTGCTATAAATACAGTCGCAACAGACTTTAATAAAAAAACACAATTAGGTAAGGCAGCATAGTGGCTAATTTAATTGTCAGCGCAGTCAGCACATTTGATAATAAGGGATTAAAAAAAGGCCAAAAAGAAGTATCAGTATTTGAAAAACAGGTTAAGAATTTTGGTAAAGTCTTTGCTGGCGTATTTAGCGCAACCGCATTACTTAACTACAGCAAGAAGGCTGTGCAAGCGTTTGCAGAAGATGAGAAGGCTGCCAAAGCCCTAGAAATACAATTACGTAATACAGGGTTTGCATTTGCAGCACCTGCCGTAGAAAATTACATAGCCAATTTACAACGCACCACAGGCGTACTAGATGACCAATTACGCCCAGCATTCCAGCAATTATTGACAGTTACTGGCTCTGTATCTAAAAGCCAAGAGGCATTAAATACAGCTCTCAACATTAGCGCCGCTACTGGTAAATCTGTAACCGAGGTAAGCGCTGCATTAACACGTGGATACTCAGGCAACACCACAGGATTAAGCAGATTAGGCGCAGGCATTAGTAAGGCCACTTTAAAGGCTGGCAAGATGGAAGATATCCTTGCTGAGTTAAATCAAAAATTTGCAGGGCAAGCGGCAGCCAGGTTAGATACTTATGCTGGCAAAATGGATTTACTTAAAGTTGCAGCTGCGGATGCAAGTGAAATTATTGGCAAAGGCTTGTTAGATTCTTTGGCATTATTAGGTAAAGATAAAAATATTGAAAATGTAAGCAACGCTATGACAGAATTAGCAACAGATATTGCTGATATAACTGTAGGCATAGGTTTGTTAATAAGTAAATTTACAGGCTTGCTAGAATCTTTAGGATTAAAAGATATATCAATAAAAATGTTGTATGGCCCTCTAGCAACAATTTTGAAACAACTTGGAGAAACAGAAAGAACAAAACCTACATCTAACTTTACTTATGGACTTGGCTCTAGCGCCACTAAAGATATAGAGCGTGTTAAAGAAATTACTAGGCTAAAGACTTCTAACAAACTACGCCAAGATGAAATTAACAAAATGAAGGCTAAGTCTGAGGTAGATAAATTAGAAGAAAAATTTAACGTTGAGCGCATAGGTTTAATGAAGGCGCTAGCCGAGGCTACAGATGCTGAGACTAAGTTACGTATCCAGGCTAAGATAGCCATACTAGACAATAATGAGGCTTTGGCTAAAAAACTAAACGCTGAATTACTGGCCAAGAACGCAACAGATCTATTGGCTAATAGTGCCAAAAATGCCGCAGATGCTTTAAGCAATATGCCAAGTAAATTAGATCAAATGTTTACCAATTTAACAGCCGTATTTGTTAAGGGTGGATCAGACCTTGCATCGGCTATGTCCTTAGCTGCATCCTCTGTCAGATTATCAGCTGAGGCTGCCGCCTTTGCTGCTGGCACTGGCCGATATGCTTACCCACTAAATGATATATATAAGCCAAGCACAACGCCAACAAATCAAGGCACTACTAACATAGATGTTACAGTCAACACAGGCGCAGTATTAAGTAGTAACCAAGATTTAGAACGTTATATCCAAGATGCTTTGGGTAATATAACTAAACTTGGTAATGGTGCGTTAATACCTGCTGGCTCGATTGCTTTCCAATGACAGTACCAGTAGTAAACGCTTATATTAACTTCTCTACTGGGCCAGCCTTTGCCCAAGCTATGATATTAGATACTGGCATATTAGATGTAAACATATTAGAAGATTCAGCAGCCATTATTGTCGACGTGTCAAATCAAATTAACTTTATACAAACCACCAGAGGCCGTAATCCTTTATTTGACCAATTTCAGACAGGCCAATTAACGCTGCGCATAGTAGATCAGAATGGTGATTTTAACCCGACTAACCCACTAAGTCCCTACGCTCCCGACCTAACACCTATGAAAAAGGTGCAGATCACTGCAACCTATGGCGCTACGACCTATCCTATATTTTCAGGCTTTATTACGAGTTATGTTAATACTCAACCTAAAGATGCTACAGAGGTAGCTTATACAACCATACAAGCTGTAGATGCGTTTAGATTAGCCAACAATGCACAGATCACTACTGTGGCAGGTGCTACTGCTGGCAATCTATCAGGCACAAGAATTAACCAGATATTAGATGAGATCGACTGGCCAGCAACAATGCGTGATATCGATGCAGGTTTAACTACACTGCAAAATGATCCAGGCACATTACGCACATCACTAGGCGCCTTGCAAACTGTTGCCCAGTCAGAATATGGGGCACTATATGTAGATGCTAATGGGGAGTTTGTATTTCAAGATAGAGCTGTAACCGCTGGCTCAATAGGTGGCACAGTAACTACCTTTAATGATAATGGCACAGGTATCCCATACGCTAACGCTAATTGGAAACTAGATGACACCCTTATCTTCAACTCATCTACTGTTACTAGGACAGGTGGCACGCCACAGACTGCCATTAACCAACCCTCAATCGATAAGTATTTTATCCATAGTTACCAGATTCAAGACCTGCTAATGCAGACCGATGCCGTAGCCCTAGATTACGCCCAGGCTTATACAGCCAGCCGTGCCGAGACTAGCGTGCGATGCGATTCTATCGAGCTAGACCTATACACAAACAATTACAACGCAGGCATAATTGCAGCCCTAGAGCTTGACTTCTTTGATCCAATCAGGGTGGTTACTACCCAGCCAGGTGGATCTACCCTGGACAAGACTTTGCAGATATTTGGCGTGCAAAAC